CCCAGGCGCTGGCATCCGGCAAGAGCATGGTGGAGGCCAATGAACTCGCCGGCTATGCGAAAGGTAAGCCCTGCACCGGCACGAACGGCCATCGCCTGGCGCACCATCCCGCGGTGAGAGCGCGCATTGACGAAATCCAGGCCACCGCCATGGCCCGCACGCTGAAGCTCCAGGCCATCGCCGCGGTGCGCTCCGCGACCACCGTAGCCTCGCTGATCGCCGAGGCCGAGGAGGCCCGTGTCCTGGCGATGAAGATCAAAAATCCCGCCGCAGCCGTCGCCGCCATCAAGGAGAAGGGCATTCTCTCGGGCATGCGGATCGAGAAGAGCGAGCATCTGAACCGCAATGTTGAACAGCTCACCGACGACGAGCTTGCCGCCTATCTCACCGCAGACGGCAGCGCGCCAACTCCTGAAACGACGACACATTAGGGCTTCGCTGGTCGCTTGGGCGCGCCACTGCGGCTACGAGCCGGCGCGGCACCATCGGTTGCTGATCGAGAAGCTGACGCAGGTTGCCAATGGCGAAATCGATCGTCTGGCTGTCTTTATGCCGCCCGGCTCGGCCAAGTCGACTTACGGCTCGATACTGTTTCCGCCGTGGTTCATGGCTCGCTCGCCTGGCCGCTCGATCATTGCGGCCTCGCACACCACCGAGCTGGCGCAGAAATGGGGCCGCAAGGTCCGCAATCTGATCGCCGAGCATGGCCCGACGCTGGCGGCGGTTCTTTCGCAAGACAGCCAAGCAGCGGGACGCTGGGCGCTTGCGTCGGGTGGCGAATACTATGCGGCAGGCGTTGGAACGGGCATCACCGGATTCCGCGCCGATGGCGCCATCATCGACGACCCGATCCGGTCGCGCGAGGACGCGGACTCCGAGACGGTGAGGGAGCGAACCTGGGAGTGGTACAAATCGGACCTGCTGACGCGGCTGCGCCCAGGTGGCTTCGTTGTGCTCATTCAGACCAGATGGCACGAAGTGGACCTCGCCGGCATGGTGCTCGAGGAGATGGAGCGCGGCGGCGACCGCTGGAGCGTGCTGTCGCTGCCGGCCGAGGCCGAGGAGAACGATCCGCTGGGCCGCGCGCCCGGCGAATGGCTGTGGGATGACGCCTACGGCTATGCCAGGTTCCTGGCGCGGGAAAAGGCCACCCAGATCCCGCGCAACTGGAGCGCGCTCTACCAGCAGCGTCCGACACCGGAGACCGGAGACTATTTCAAGGAGGAGTGGCTGCGGCCGTATACGAAGGCGCCGGCGCGCGCCACGCTCAACGTGTATGGCGCCTCGGACTATGCGGTGACCTCGGACGGCGGCGACTACACGGTGCATGTGATCGTGGGCGTCGATCCCGAGGGCCAGATGTGGCTCTTGGATCTGTGGCGCAAGCAGGCCTCGTCGGATGTCTGGGTCGAGGGCGTCTGCGACCTCGTCCTGGAATGGAAGCCTTGGCTGTGGGCCGAGGAGCAGGGCCAGATCAAGTCCGGCATTGGGCCGTTCCTCGATCAAAGACTGATCGAGCGCAAGGCCTGGATCGGTCGCGAGCAGTTTCCGACCCGCGGCGATAAGGCGGTGCGGGCGCAGTCCATCCGCGGCCGCATGGCGCTGCAGGGGCTGCACGTGCCGACCAGCGCGCCCTGGTATGCGGCGTTCCGTTCCGAGCTGTTGAGTTTCCCGGCCGGCAAGCACGACGACCAGGTGGACGCGCTGGGGCTGCTGGGGCAGCTCCTCGACCAGGTATCGAGCGGGCGCAAGCCCAAGGCGCCGATCCTCGAGGAAGAGACCGGCTACAAGCCGTTCGAGAACGAGCCCGTCACCGATAGCTTCCTGGCAATGTAGAGGTAACATGGCCGATCTCACGCACAGCAGGCTTCTGGAATTGCTCGACTACGATCCAGCATCCGGTCTGTTGCGCTGGCGTGTCGACCGCTTTCCGGCCAAGGCAGGAGACGTTGCGGGGTTTCCAGGGAAGAAGCTCGGATATCTATATGTCGGGATCGACCACAAAACGTACATGGCGCACCGCGTCATCTGGCTATGGATGACCGGAAACTGGCCGGTAGCTGAAATCGACCACATCGACCGCGCACGCGCCAACAATCGCTGGGCCAATCTTCGGCAATCCACCAGATCGCAGAACTGCTTCCATCGCGAGCAGAAGATAGGCGCCACCGGCGTGCGCGGCGTATCCATGGATCGAGGGAAATATCGCGCGCGGATCATGAAGGAAGGAAAAGCCATAGCACTTGGTCATTTCGATACGGTCGACGCCGCCAAGGAAGCGTATGCCGCCGCTGCCAAGCAGATCCACGGCGAGTTTGCCTATGCCTAACCCAATACTCAGCGGCGTAGGTGTGCTTGGTGGGAGACAGTATGGCGGCGACGTTATGGGGCCGCGCGGCCGCCGTGGAAGTGCCTTCGCCGGCCAGAAGATAGCCGCCGGAAATAATCCTGGCTTTAAATCCCAAACTGGAACCGTCGGAAATTGGGGGACTGAAGCACCGGATGAATATGATTATTCCGGCGATGCCGATGGGTTCTTTCCCGTTACAAGACTTAGAACTCAATACACCGACTATCTGGCAACGAAGGTGCTGGAATATGAGGAGCAGAAAGTCTCGCGCCACTACTATCACGGCGCGCACTGGACGGCCGAGGAAATCCGCATCCTACGGCAGCGCAAGCAGCCGATCATCACATTCAACCGGATCAACCGAAAAGTTGACGGCATCACAGCGCTTGTGCAGCGACTTCGCCAAGACCCGAAGGCTTTTCCCCGATCGCCTAAGAATGCCGGCGGCGCCGAGCTCGCCACGCAATGCATCCGCGCCGCGCTCGACGGGATGGATTTCAAATACCTCGACTTCGAATGCACCAAGCAGGCCGCCATCGACGGCATCGGCGGAATCGAGCTCAAGCTGATCGAGGGCGACCATGGCGACCCGGATATTGGTGGTGATTTCATCTTCGGAGATGACTTCTTCTACGACCCGCGTTCGTATAAGCCGGATTTCAGCGATGCGCGCTATATGGGCATCGCGAAATGGCTTGATGTGGAAGCTGCGATTGAGCTTTTCCCTGATAAAGAGGATGAGCTGCGGACCCTTATGGTGGATACCGGCTTCGATCTCACGACGCATTCCGATCGTGAGTTCAAATGGGTCTACGTCAACGAGCAAAGACTTCGACTGATCGAACATTGGTACAAGCACAAAGGCAAATGGTACTGGGCGTTCTACTGCAGCTTCATTCTGCTTGATCAGGGCGTGTCGCCGTTCCTCGACGAGCGCAACCGGCCGATGAACCGGTATGTCATGTTCTCTGCCGCGGTCGACCACGATGGAGACAGATATGGTTTCGTCCGCAACCTCAAAGGCCCGCAAGACGAAGTCAACCAACGACGGTCAAAGGCGCTCTTTATCTCGAACGTCACGCGCACTTTCGCGCAGAAAGGCTCGGTTGACGATGTGGAAACAGCTCGCCGCGAAAGCTCGCGCCCTGACGGATGGGTAGAATACAACAAGGGCTTCGAGAAGCCGATGCCGGACGACCGGCAGGCCGATCTGGCGGCGCAACTGCAACTCATGCAGACAGCGACGAGCGAAATCGATGGGTTCGCAAACATACGACCCGACGCCATCGGAGCGGATGACAGCACGTTTCATTCAGGGGTGGCGATTAACTATCTTCAAAAGGCCGGGATCGCCGAACTCGGTTCATTCATATTGGCATATCGCGCATGGAAACTGCGTGTTTATCGTACCGTGTGGAATATCGTCAAACGCACCTGGAACCAGGAGCGGTTCATCCGGGTCGGCACCGACGACACCCAGCAACTGATCCAGATCAACGGCTTCGGCAAAGACCAATTCGGCCGTCCCGGCTTCATCAATGCGATCGGCGACATCGAGGTCGAGATCGTGCTGGACGAGGGGCCGGACAACGCCAACCTGATGCAGGACGCATTTGAAACACTCTCGCACATGCCGCCTGGGACGGTGCCACCCGGCGCGCTGATCGAGTTGATGCCATTGGCCGACAGCATCAAGCAAAAGATCATAAAAATGATGAGCCAGCCACCGGCTCCTGATCCGGCAGTGCAGGCCAAGATACAGGCCGCGCAAATCGGCGCACAGACGGCGCAGGCGCGCGGACAGGCAGAAATTGCCAAGGCGCACATGGCCGCCCAGGCCAATGCCGCTGCGACGCAAGCCGAGATGCAGAACAACGCCGCCGACCTCCAATTGGAGCGCGAACGGGCCAATGCGGAACGGGCCAGTATTGCGCTCCAGATGCAGGAACGCCGCGAAGAGCATGTCTTCAAGATGCGTGAGCTGGCGGCGCAAGAGAAGCACAGAAACGCACAGCGGGCGAAGCAGAATATCCCGCGGCGTAACGCTCCGATCAAAGCAACAGCTTAAGAGGCTCCCCAATGCTCAGACTACTTCTCGCCGCGCTGGCAACAGCGTGGAGCTTCAGCGCGTTTGCGCAGTCGGCGCCGCTCAAATACGACAGCGCCGCCTCCACCAACTCGACCCTGGTCGTTTCCGGCGCCGTGCAGCTTCGCGTGCTCGGCCTGTTCAATACGACGGCCGCGATCTATTGGCTGAAGCTTTACGATCTTGCCGTGGCGCCGACCTGCGGCACCTCGGTGGTGAAATGGAAGGTGCCGATCCCGTTCGGGGCAGCGAATGCTGGCGGCGGCGCCGTCATGCCGATCTCCGATGGCTTGGCATTTGCCAACGGGCTGGGCTTCTGCCTTACCGGACTGCAGGCCGATAGCGACACCACGGTGGCGGCGACCGGCCTGGCGATCAATTTCGGCATCAAGCAGTGATGGTGCTTCAGGATGAGGGCT